CTAATGTGTTGGGCAAGCCAATAACAGAGATGGCGCAATTTGGGGATGTGATTAACCACCTATCCGATAACGCCAACTCGAAAGCGAAAGATATTGTAAATGTCATTACGCGTGCCGGCTCTGATACACGAATGCTTGGGCTTTCCGAAAAACAATCAGCCGCGCTAGGATCTACCTTTCTTTCAATGGGGAAAGCACCTGAGCTTGCTGCGCAATCAGTAAAAGGTATGTCGGCAGCGTTTTTACAACTTAAAGCCGGCGAGCATGCAAAAGAGTTAAAACAGCTAGGGTTTACGACAAAAAGCTTCGCCGCTGCGATGAATAAAGATGCGCAAGGGGCGATTTCTTCTTTCATCGAAAAGGTGAAACAGATGCCTGATGACAAGCAATATCCGCTTCTTGCCAAGATATTCGGCAAACAATATGCCGACGATGTATTGATGCTCGCGCAAAACACCGGGGAATATAACCGCCAATTAGGGTTGTTACAAGAAACCGATGAGCATGGGAAATTAAAATATATCGGCTCTATGCAGCGCGAGTTTGAGAACCGGAGTAATACAGCAGAAAACAAGCTCACCAAGTTAAAAAACAGCATTTCAGAATTGGCTACCAAAATTGGAGAATCATTTTTGCCAGTGATTTCTTCATTTGTGGAAAATATCACGCCGGTTATTTATAGCATCACAAAATGGGTGGAAACTAACCCGCAAATTATGGACTGGGTCTTGACGATTGGTGGCGGTGTTGCTGCGGTTGTGGGTGGTTTATTAACGCTTCACTCAGCGTTTTCTTTTGTGGCGGCTGGATTATTGCCGTTTATTAAAGCGGGGAAATTCCTGGGCGGCTTCTTAGGAAAATTTTTATTTTCAGCAATCAGCAAACTGTCACTCGGTCTTGGTTATTTAATAGGCTATGTGATAAAGGGCGCGATGATGTTTGGAAAAGCGATCTTAATTATGAGTCGTGCTTTGCTTACCAATCCAATCGGGTTAATCATTACGGGGATTGCGGTTGCAGCGTATTTGATTTATGAGAATTGGTCGAAAGTTGGGCCATGGTTCTCTGAATTGTGGGGCAAGGTTTCCGGGGTATTTTCTAACGCCTGGAACGGTATCACAAATTTCTGCTCAACTGCCTGGACAAATATCAGCAATTTCTTCACATCCGGCATCGGCAATATCACATCGACCATTCTAAGCTGGTCGCCATTGGCTTTATTTCAGCAAGTCTTTTCTTCAGTGCTTTCCTGGTTTGGAATTGATGTGCCGGCTAAGTTTATGGATTTTGGCCGAAATATGATAGACGGATTAGTGAACGGTATTAAAAACGCCTGGGAAGAAGCGAAAAAAATCGTTTCAGATTTAGGCGACGGCATTAAGGGGTGGTTCGCTGAGAAGCTGGGTATTCATTCGCCAAGCCGAGTTTTTAAAGGCTATGGCGTGAATGTTGTAGAGGGACTCGCGATTGGGATGGATAAATCAACATCCATCGCAGAAGCCGCGTCAGATAACCTTGCGGGGGCTGTTGGGTTAAATGGTGTGACCCATAACACAGGCGTTCTTGCCAATTATCAGCCGCTCAATCGCGCGGATATCATGCCGCAAACCACCGGGGCGGCCAATAGTGTGGTGGTTAATTTTAACCCGACAATCAACGTCAATGGCGGCTCAAATAGTGACGGAAACGGCGTTTTAAACCAGGTTCAACAAGGCTTAAAGATGAGTTTAAGCGAGTTTGAAATAATGTTGAAGCGCGTGTTAGACCAACAACAACGGAGAGCTTATTAATGTATTTTATGTTAGGAAGTGTGGCATTTGAGCCTGTTGATTTAACTGACTTTAATGAAACCCACGCCGCAGATTTTGCCGAGCATGCAGTCTTAAAAGGAAAACCCCGCTTGCAAGCTATGGGCGAGAAGCTCACCGAGCTTAATTTTTCAATTCGTCTGCATCATACGCTTGGCGGGGTTGAGCGCCGCTACCAAGAATTATTGGGGGCTAAATCAAAACAAGCTGCGCTGCCATTGATTATTGGCCGCGGGAAGTATAAAGGCAATTTTGTGATCACCGATATTTCATCTGTCACCTTGTTTACAGATAAGCTCGGGAACGCTCTATGCCGAGAGATGAATATTAGCTTGCGGGAGTTTGTAGGTGATATTGAAGAGAACCCTTTGGGCGCGGCATTAAATATTGGTGGAAACTCCTTGCTCGGATCTATTTTGCCAGCTGGTGCGGTAAAGGCATTATCCCAGGTAAAAGAAACCGTGCAAAAAGGTGCGGAGTTATTTAACCAAGGACGACAAATTATTGACAGCGTTAGAGATACCGTGGCAGTTGTTCGTCAGCTATCTAATGACCCGGCTGCCGCGTTGGCATATTTGCCTGGGATTTTAAAAAATCTTGATGGGGCGATTGGTAATTTTGGTGAGCTTACCGGGATGAGAGATTTGCTGGAAGGTGTACATAAAGTGCTGCCAGCGGCGAGCGATTTAGCCCGGGAAAGTGCGGGGATTTATGAAGATTTAATGTCTATGAAAGATAGTCTAACGCTAGGGAAACAATCCGGTGGCGCGGATTGGAATAACTGGTTTAAGCCCGCTGATAGCGCGCTGGACGACATTAATGAGCGGGTTGATAACGCAGCAGCTCCTGTGGCAGAAATGACCGCCTGGGTAGTTTTACGCAAAGATGAGGACGTAATTGATGACACAACAGACCGTACTTAAACATACCGTAAAACAAGGCGAGCGTTGGGACAACCTTGCCTATTACTATTATGGCAACGCATTGGACTTTGAACGCATTATTAATGCCAACCCACACATAGGATTGTGCGAAGTGCTGCCAACAGGGGCAACGGTTTATATTCCGGTGCTAAATATTAAGCCTACAAACAATGAATCAATGCCGCCGTGGTTGAGAGGTAATAATGAATAGTAACGTGCCAACCCCTGACTTTTCCATTTTATACGAAAAAACCAATATTACCGCTGACATTGAACCCCACTTAATTGAGCTGGCGTACACCGATAATCTTGAGGGCGAGTCGGACGAGCTGACGATAACGTTTGAAGATATTAGCGGGAAATGGGTGCGCCAGTGGTATCCAACGCAAGGGGATAAATTAAAGGCGGCTATTGGTTATAAAGGGGCGCTGCTGGCTGATATTGGGGCGTTTGAAATTGACGAGGTGGAATATAACTACCGACCATCATATATTCAAATCAAGGCGTTGAGTACGGGGGTTGGAAAGGCAAATCGCACGTTAAAGCCTAAAGCCTATGAAAACACAACGCTCAAGCAAATAGTGGGCATTATTGCAGAAAAATTAAAGTTAAAAGTAGTCGGGACAATTAAGCCTATTCCGGTTAAGCGCGTGACGCAATATCAAGAGCGTGATGTTGAGTTTTTGGCAAGATTGGCGAGAGAATATCATCACAGCTTTAAGATAGTGGGTGATCAGCTTGTGTTCACGGATAAAGACGAGCTAGGCAAAGAAGAAGCCGTGGCGGTGCTTGAAGAGCGAGATACGATATCGATTACCTTGCGAGATAGAATCAAGGATACAGCCAAGGAAGTTGATGTGAGTGGATATGATGCTGCCGGGAAAAAAGTCATCAAGAAGCGCAAGAAAGCAAAGCCGCTGCGCGAAAAGATGAAACAAGCCCAGGCTGCAAGCGGGGACACGTTGAAGATTGTCACCCGTGGGGAAACCCAGGAGCAGATTGATGCGCGTGCCGATGCCGCGTTGGCCGAACAAAACGAAGACCAAACAGCGGGAAATATCACGCTGGTTGGCAACCCTAAGCTCGTGGCCGGCAGCACAATATTACTGCGTAACCTTGGCATTTTTAGTGGGAAATATTTAATAAAATCATCCCGGCATAGCATTACCAGGGGCGGCGGCTATACCACAAGTATTGATGTGCGCATGCTAGAGTTTATCCCGGATGATTTGCTTAGCACAGGCGCACTAACGGAAAATCAAGCGAGGGAATAAATGAAAACGCATGACTTTGGGGCAACTTATCAAGAAGG